AAATCAAATGTGAATGCCATCCCTTTTTCAAATGAGAATCGAGTGTTAGCTCCGCTAATGACATAATCAAGCTTGAGCTCCTTGCTCCACCTTTCGGCCAACGTTGGAAGCATAATTCCAAAACCATCTGAAGCATTGAGATCAACCTTCTGATTACGCTGCAGCTCCATAGTTGGTTCCCCTTCACACTCATCAGTGAGATATATAATATCCGACAGGAATGATGTCTCGCAGTCATTCACAACAGCTATACCTTTCGGGAAAGATACTGGAACAGAAGCGGAGCATGTCAATGCCTGATACGCTTCGAGCTTAGCGGTTACGAGTTCCTTATCGGGATTACGACCGTTGGCTATTCGGTATTTCAGTGTATCGACCACACGCTCGCTTACAAAAACGATAGTGCTATTTTTTATCCCACCATTAGTTCCGAGAAGACGCTTATATTTTATTCCGTTAATGGTGAAGCCTTTACTAGCTCGGTAATAATCCTTCTCCTTGTCTATAATCAAGGCCATATAGTCAGGCTGAAACTGAAGCTTATCAAGCTGCTTATACAATTCCTTAATAGCATGTCTATTCTTTACACTATCTTCTCCATTGCGAAGAGTTTTGATTTCTTTCTTGATTGCTTTAGCTTGACTATCGGCATCTTGGATATCGTTTATTGAATCAATCCAACGAAGAGTCTGGCTACTTGCAAGAGATATTACTTCGTCATTTTTGCGCGCTTCTTCGATTGGAAGAGTTAATCGCCAGCGATTCTTACGAAGGCGACTGCTATGTATTTTAAAGATAAATTTTTGACAGGTTAGTTGTTTACTAATTTTTAACACCTCAATTCTATATATATTTAGCTTGATATACTAAAAATAAAAACCATATGGGTTCTCATCATCAGCACCTATATATTCTTCATATGCG